AATCTCTGACTGCACGAACCACCTGCCTCGAACCTTCTGCCCGATAACTGCGGCTGGCGTCAATCCAAAGTCTACGCCCACATAAAGCGGAACATTAGCGGCTACTGGAATCTCTTCCTTAGCAACGTGGACTTCTGCTGCAAACATTGGATACACAGGCTTTCCTTCTTGGATATGCCCCAATCTATTCATAACATAGACATCAATCCAAGACTTAGTTTTACCCCGCACTAGGTTGGGGTAGTAACTCTTCATCATATTCTTTTGATTCTCAGCATCCTTGCTAGGAACGTAGTCTTCTATCTCACCTTCCGGGGACTTTTTTTCGACCATGCCAGCGGGCTGCGTAAAGAAACTCCAGTTATCTGGTTTGACCAGCATCTTAGCTTGCTCACGCGGTATATGATCTGGGATTGGTACTTCTCCAGACATAATCGGCCACCAGTGATCTTCTTCAGGAGCGTTGGTATCGGCAATGACGCCAGTCCAAGAAGGACCGCCATCACGCATAGAAGGATAACGACCCACACGCATAGTACAGGCATCAATAATACTCTTAGGTATTTCACGCGCTTCATTAATCCAAATACCAGTAAGCTCCAAAGATAGGAGTTTCTTGACATCTTCTGGGCGGTCGAGTGCAAGGAAGAGAACCTCAAGTTCAATGTCACCTTTTTTAATATTGTGGGTGTATGGGACAGACCAAGTAAACTTTCCCCAGTCAGACTCAGGAAACCAGTCAAGCCATGTCTTAATCGTGGTAGTTCTGAGCTGTGGGTTGGTGTTTCTTATGATCGCCCACCTACTCTTACGAGTTCCATCAGGAGATTTTTCTTGTTGTAAGGCGCGGCGGAATACTTCGACACAGCAAGCAACGGATTTGCCAGAGCCAACGGGGCCTCTTATGCCACGAAAGAAGGTATCGTCCTTCATAAAACCCTTGAGGACTTCACCGTCCGGCTTGTACTTAAAGTTGACCACTAGCGAAGACCTTTATCTACACCAAACTTAATCATACGCTCAACAACTTCGGGGCCAATGCTTTCAATCAGCTTGTCGCACTCAGCGTCAGTAATAAATGACTTGCCGTGCTTTGCTTCAACGTAAGCAAACTCAGTCTTTCTTACTATGCCGCGAAGAAGAGAAAGCTCCATTGGCTTTAGTGTACTAATAAAGCTCATTTGGAAGCCTTTGCTCTCATGCGGCTGATCTTTTCAGACTCTGTGTCCAGCCTATCTTCAACTGTACGCAGCTTTTTCTCAATTGATCTGTAATGAGGGTTGGCTTGGTTCAAGCTATCACCAAGATCTGCCATCTTATTCGTGTACCAACGCAGAGACTTGTCCAGCAATGTTGCATTGGGCTTGTCCTTCATGCGTTCAATCCCGCTCTGCATAGAAATGAGCTGGCCTTCAAGCATCTTGTACTTCTTGAGCAGTGTCTTGTGCTTCTCACTCATGGTCTTACTTCCCTGTCTTGGCCTTGGCCTTCTTTTTCTTGGGCTTGGAGTAAGCCTCATTCACATCTGGTGTAGATGGATCATCCCCAGACAGCTTGCCATCGGACTTACGGGCCCGAACAGGCTCTTCGCCCTCAACTAAACGCCGTGATGTAGGCGTGTGAGTCTTTCCGCTGTAGGTAACACCCGCAAGAAAATGAGTATCGCCAGTGTAAAGCTCACCATCCGTTGTATAAAACGCCATTACTTGTACCCCTTCTTCAACAATGTCTTTTTAGCAGCAGGCTTCTTTGCATATTCCTTAGCCGCTTTCATACCAGCCTTGGTATAGGCAAACTTCTTTCCTTTGACATTAGGCATTTCGATACTTCCTTGTCTTTTTTGCGATGGACTTAGGCTGAGAAACAAACTGTTTGCCCTTCTTCGTGCCTTCACGCTTGGCCTTGGTAGTAGCCGCGTACTCAGCAGCGGTCAGGGACTTGATGGCTTTCTCTGGAAGATAACGCTCACCAGTTTCTTTAGAAGGTTTGCCGCTCTTAGTGCGCCACTTCTGCTTACCCCAATCTAGTAAAGACTTCTGCGACGCTTTCATCGGTAGCCTCCACCCTTAGCCTTATATTCTTTGGCAAGCATCTGGGCCTTTCGAGCAGACCACTGTCCGGGATTGCCGCCCTTGCCACCAGCCTTAATGCGCTTGAACAATGTCTTCCGCATACCCGGCTTGGTATAATTCCCAGCCTCATTAACCCTAGACTCAGCCATTCTTCTTGGTCCTCTCGTAACGAGCAAGTAAGCTCTTACCCTTCTTTCTTGCGCTAGCTTTGGAAGACGCGCCCCATGCTTGAAGGCTAAGAAGAAGGCGGGTGGGTCTACCCTTGGAGTCACGCTCTGGGCCCTTCATATTGCCCATACGAGAAAGAAACGATCCCTTCCTGCGCATCTCAGTAGGACCAGAAGGGGCGCCCTTAACAGGAGCCTTCAACGTACCCTTCTTATAAGACGCACGGCCCTTCGCATTTAACCCACCCTTCGGGTTCTTACCTTCTTTCCTAGTCCAAGCCTCGGTCGCCATCTCAAACACCCTGTGACAAAAAAATATTAGCAGCAGCATAGAGCCTTTTTTGCATATTGCTAGAGTGGGGGACCACTAGCTAGTAATACTGTCGGAGTTTTTAACCCCCTGTGCCATATACCGGGCTATCTACAACCAATTTACCTAGCCAAGATCTATTGACACCTTAATATCACCAGCAACCTGCACCTGTGACCGGTCTATCGGCTTGTACCCAGCGCGGTCCAGTAAATCCTTGCTAGCCTCTAGCTGAACGTACTCAGACTTAGCCCCCATAGCTAGCCGTCTCACCGTCCCAGCTGCCAAGGTAGCACTTAGCCCAAATTCCTCATTCATCCTCTGCATCAGATACTGTTGCACATGTGGTAGCTTCATCGTCTTGGTTGCAGTTACTCTTCCAGACTCACCGCTACTATATCCAGCTATCTCTGCGGCCTTAGCGATCGTACACCCGTTTGCTACAATGGTGTCAACTAACGCTGTCTGTTTCTCAGTCAGCTTTCTTGTATTCGGAACATTAGTCATCCGTACTTTCTATCCTTTATCCTCATGCTTGCCCCCCTCTCCCTCTCTCCCCCCACACAGCACTATTTCGTCAGGCTCTGTCAATATGTGACGTAGCGTCACTAACGTAAATAGGTATCATAGTACCTCGTTTAGCTGTTGACATGCTAAACATACTATAACCCACATCGAGTATAAGTATCGCCAATTTAGATAGGCATTGCCGCCGTTCTCCGTCGATCAGAACATCCTCTCTCTTTGTCCTGCGTGCCATGCTCCATCGAAAGTTCGCAAGGGACGCTGCGCTCTTCGCCCTTGCGTACTTCAAGCGCCGTCCCGGCGTCTCTGGGCATGTCTCTGGGCCTGCATCGAGAGGATGTCCCTCTCGACTAACAGGAGAACTAGGAAATGACTAACGTATCTAAATTGGCTCAACTTAAACTAGAAGTTATCAACTATCATGCTACAGACAAGCCATCAGCTGACGGCCCAATCATCAATGATAAATTCCTTATCGGCTTAGGACGCGATGCTTGCTACACATCGAACAACAGTCTCGCCTTCAAGAAAAAGCAGATTGCTGATTCACTCGCAGAGTACGACATCGCTGTAGATGAGAAGAACACCTACGCTATGGAGCGGACAGAACGCTGGATCAATACACTTCTGCCCGAGCTCGAAGAGCTTCAAACTCGTCACGATGCAGACTGTGAAGTCTTCGCTGCACTGACAGGAGGTGAGGTCTGGACACCTAACAAGCGCCCTGCACCTAACAAGGCTGCCAAGCCAGCCAACTTCAGCAAGCTCAGAAACATGGTGGCGTAAGTCACCTACAAGGGGAGCTTCGGCTCCCCTATCAACTCTATCAACTCTATCAACAAGGGGGCTTCGACATGGGCGACCATGAGGACAAGCTAATCTTCGTTATGTATATCGCGGTTCTGGTAATTTCTGTAACAGGTTTCGTTGCGCTGGGCTAACCAAACCTATGAATGGATTCATTCCAAATGTTGCAGAAAGCGTCCCGCCATATAATGTAATGACTAAAGTTTAAATAAACTTCTAAGGAGAACAAACAATGCTAGACTTTCAATCCAACAGCTACAACTTTCCAGTGGAAGAGCAGCCAGTCTTTACTCAAGACGGTGAGCTTATCCCAGATCACAAGTGCATCGTGCGCACAGACACAGGCAAGACACTCGGCTTGCATGGGTCACGCTATCGAATGATACCGCACGATGATGTAGTCAACTCAATCCTTGACGGAGTTAAAGCAAGCAAGCTAACCAGTGACTATGAGGTCAACGTAGATGTAATCGAAGATGGCCGTAAGCTAAGAGGTGAGATCATCTTTCCTGATCTGGTGCAGCAGCCAGCAGTAGGTGACTACGTTCAGTTCCGTGTCAGCTTCTTCAATAGTTATGACGGATCATGGTCCTTTTCTCAGCAAGCCAATGGTCTCAGACTGTGGTGCTTGAATGGATGCACAACACCAGATGCTATTGCAAAGTCACGTTTCAAGCACACAGCGTCAGTCAACGTAGACGGGAGCGCTGCCAAGATCATAGGTGGCGCCGAACATTTCATGGGACGCAGCAAAGAGTGGCAGTCATGGATGCAGACACGATTGAACAACGATCAAGTCGAGCAGTTCTTTCGGTCAACCATATGCAAGGTAGTAACTAAGCAGCAGCAAGTGATCAAGACAAACGAAAAGCAACTTGAGAATCTTATCTCAGGTTGGGATCGTGAGAAGATGGATCTCGGTCACAACAAGTGGGCATTGTATAACTGCCTGACCCACTGGGCTACGCATACCAATGACCTCAAGTCACCACAGATTGCACGTTACAATCGCGAGATAGCGATTAGCAATGCAATGAATCACAAACTGTTTACCTCAATGGTGGGCGAGAACGTAATCTAAGGAGAACACAATGCGTATGTCACGACAGCACTTTGAGTATCTAGCAGATACATTGGGGCCACTTGTACCGTGGCCCACTCACCTTCATAGCATTGCAGATGAACTTGAGAAAACTAATCCAAAGTTTGATCGAGATAAGTTTATCCGCAGAGGCACAGCTGCATGGGAAGAGAACTATGTAGCCCCAATTGTAGAGGATGAAATACCATACCAATGAAACAGTACAGAACCACAGTGGCTTGCAAAGAATGTAGTGGTGATGGCTTCATTGAAGTGGAGTCAATGCCAGTAAGGACATCATACAACGATGCACCTGAGCCATACTTTGAGTCAGAACCATGCGACAACTGCAAAGGATCAGGAGAAATCCAAGTCTGGGATGTTGACTTCGACGAATAGATTGCTGCATTAATGCGGCATGAAATCGTATCTTGAAACAATAACTGAACAAGCGGAGACAGCTAACGTGTCTCTGCTTANAGCTTTTAGTCGCGCTAATATCCCACGTTCTACCTACTACAGAACCATAAAGAAAGATACGGAGTTGAGGTTTTATACTGCGCTGAGGATAAGTCATGCCATCGAGCAAGTTAGACAAATACAAGACGCCGTTAAAAATACCAAAGAACTACGAGCTAATGGTGGAAATGTTGAGCGCCGCTCGATCAAAGCAAAAGTTAAGTCAAGAAAAATTAGCTTATAAAATAGGATGCACAGAATCCTTAATACACAAGTGGGAAACACACAAACGAATACCCTCTGGCTTTATGCTCAACTGTTGGTTGGATGCTTTAGGCTATGACATCACGATCACTAAAAGGTAAAGCAGCTATATGCGTAGCTTGCCAAGTGGCAACACATTTCTTTGTAGCAGTACTTAAAACAAACAGTGGCCGCTCAATGGAGAAACACTGGTTCGTTTGCATGAGCTGTTATGTGAATGACAAATGGCAAGAGCCAACATCAAAGACAAAACCAAACAAAAAACGATTAAAGAAACCTAGCGTCAAGCTACAGGCTGGCGCGTGGGAATCTAGCATCGAGTCAAACGCAAAGCCACCAACCGACTGGTAAGGAGAATGACATGCTCATCTATGGAATCGACCCCGGATTTACAGGAGCAGTCAGTATATATGAAACAGAAACAGACAGCTTAGTTATCTACGATATTCCAGTAGCTCAATCACCAAAGGGTAAGACATTAATTAACTTACCTGAGTTGCTTTCAATCCTATCCAACCAAAGAAACAAGCCGGCCTTAGCTGTGATCGAGCGTGTAAATGCTATGCCTAATCAAGGAGTTAGCAGTACATTCAGATTCGGACAGGGCTTTGGTCAGCTAGAGATGGGGATCGTTGCGTCAAAGCTACCTATAAAATATGTGACGCCACGTCAGTGGAAGAAATACTTTGACCTTTCAAGAGACAAGGGTGAAAGTAGAAGACTAGCGAAGCTCTGCTTCCCTAACCATGCACACTATTTCAAACGAGTTAAAGATGACGGACGAGCAGAAGCCGCACTCATTGGATTGTATGCAAAAGAAAACTTAGTCTAAGGAGAACACAATGACTATAAAACAAACAGATGAGATCAAAGCGTATCTCAAGCAAGGCTATCGCATCACAGCAATTGATGCACTGCAAACATTCGGATGCTTTAGATTAGCAGCGCGAATCAAAGACCTCAAAGACGAAGGCATGGAGATCGACAAGGTAATGGTCAAGACCGCTAGCGGTACTCGCATTGCACAGTATTACAGCCCATCGAAGGTACGAACATGAGTCGCGCACATCCAATAGCTTATACGCTCAGAGTCGAAGGGATTATATTCAGGGACATTACGATTGTCTCTGACTCTCTTATTAACGCAGAGCGCATAGCCAAAGAGGAATTTATAAATGAACTTAAAGGTGACGATCAAGTAGCAGTTACCCTTATGGATGTAGGTAGACCATGACATATAAAACAACCAAGCTCAGTGATGCAGCAAGACCATCTGTATGGGACGCTCATGTTAGTAAGGCAGCAAGCTCTCCGGTCATGGCTCGTGAGTACAAGAGATCTGGCTATGTGTTAGACAGCGATAAGATTATTGCGCAGCGTATTCGTAATGGCGAAGCAGTAGGTGACACCTACCTTAGAGGCAAAACTAAAGAGCGCCTCAAGAAATTCCAACACCTCAGCGAAGAAGACTTTGAGAAGTACGGAAAGTACGAGTGACGTAACGTCACTTCGTATTGCCTAAGTCGCACATAAGCGATAGGCTAGTATCAGATAACAAAGGAGAACAACATGGAACGTAAGGGTTTCATAGGTGGTTCCGACTGCGTAAAAATAATGCAGGGGAACTGGCTGGAGTTATGGCAGGTCAAGACAGGCAGAGTTGAGCCTGAAGATTTGTCTCGGAACATCGCTGTGCAGATGGGGATAGAAACTGAAAAGTTTAATTTGCTTTGGTTTTCAGAAGAATATAGCTGCACTCTTACTGGGTTCCAGAAATCATTTGAAGAAACGATTGGATCAGTCCCGGTCAAGGGTACAGTAGATGCTATAGTCGATGACTCTATCGTAGAAGCCAAGCACACCAACGCTTATAATACTTTGGATAAAGTTATCGAGTATTACATGCCGCAGCTGCAATTGTATATACATTTAGCCAAGGCTAACGGCGCTCACATATCTGTTATCTTTGGCAACAACAAATGGGAGTCGGCTCATGTCAGGCGGAACGAAGAGTATTTCAATTCTATGTGGGCAGTGGTGTCAGATTTCTGGGGTTACGTGCTTCGCGATGAAGAGCCAGTTGGTAATGACCAACCGATACAACTTAGCATTGACAAGGTGTCGGTGGACAACATGGTCAAGCGCAACGCCACAAGCGACAACCAATTTGTGGACGCCGCTATTACATACGTAGAAAATGAGGCGGCAGCTAAGACATTCGAGTCAGCCAAGAAACAAATCAAAGACATGGTTGGCGACAATGAGCGTGAGGTTTACTGCGATCAACTCACAGCTAAACGTGACAAACGCGGAGCCATCCGCATAACAAGGAGAAAATAAATGGATATTTGTACTATACACCTACTCGAAGAAGATGGGTCTTTAATTTGCGTACTGAATCATAAGAACATTGAGTCGCTTTCAAGAGATTCTGCCTTTGGATTAGCCAATGGCATAAAAACTTTAGTTGCAGCGCAAGACTTTGAGCAGCAGCTTGAAAGCTTAGCTTACCCTGAACTTGGGATTAGCAAATTGAAAATTAGTTTAGATTACAAAGCGAGAATGAAAGATGACTGACACAGCAATCAAGGCGCTACTCAAAGCGCAGCAAGCTATGGAATCTGTAAAGAAAGATAGCGTGAACCCACACTTCAAGAACCGTTACGCCTCACTCGAGGCAGTGATTGACGCTACGTCAAGCGTGTTCCAAGAGAACGGGTTCGTAGTCATGCAGCCCTGTGGCCGTGACGAACTGGGTGTGTATGTGGAAACAAAGCTACTTCACACTTCAGGAGAAGCCTTCTCAAGCAAGGTTTACCTAGTCTTGAGTAAGCAGGACATGCAGGGATTAGGCAGCGCTATAACGTACGCTAGACGCTACGGCTTGCTAGGCATGGCTTGCCTTGCGACAGAAGATGATGACGGCAACATAGCCGCCAAGCAATCGAGCGGTGTTCAAGTCACTAAGGGCTTAACATCGGGAGATACATCCGCACCAAGCGGGTGGTAACAAAGGGGTTAATTCCCCTTTTAATTCTAAAGGAGCCAGAAGCATGGCAGAACAATACGACGATACTAACCGAGGCGCAGCCTTCACCCCTTTCCCTACGCAGCAGATGATCCTGCAAGGCAAGCTCAACGTCGAGGGCGCAGATAAAAAGGTGATGCTAGTCCGAGACCAGACCCGTGATGGTAAGCAGATCATTGAGGTCTACGAAAAAGCAGGAACCTTCTTTGAGAACGATAAGAAGGGGAACGAGTCAGCTCCTGATTACAGTGGCCCATTTGGTGACAGCAAACGCCTTGCCGGATGGAAGAAGATGAAAGATGGTAAGCCTTATATGTCATTCCAAGTGAGCGACAAGATGTCGGGAGGCGCAGCGCCAACAACCGACCCCTTGCAAGGTGATGACATACCGTTTTAGAAAGGAGGTGTTCTCCGACAACTGGGGCAGTCTTAGGGCTGTCCCTTTTTTTAACTAATAAGAGGCACACATGCAGAAGTCAGACATAAGCAAGTGTATCAACGCAGCGGAGATGGGACTAACTCAACGCGAAACATCAACCTTACTTGATATACCATATGCGGAAGTACAAAGACTAACCAAGAAATATGAAATTAAATTTGTATGTCCAAGGAGAAAAGCCAATGAGAGAAGAAGGGAAGATCGCCTTAAAAAGAGCAGTCCATCGGCTGAAAACCATGGTGTTGATAGCGGACAGCAAGCAGCGCCACAACCTAAAGCAAGAACTAGAAGAAATAAAAGCACTGATACAGATAGCGCAAAAAGAATAGACGAGATCTACAACAGCAAGCTACCAAGGGCAGAGAAATATCAGCTTATCTATGCAGAAAAATGGCGTAGCTTTGAACAGGAAATGATCGACCTAAAGATGCGACCAGCATTTCCCGAACAAAAAAAGTATACACCTGAGACAGCAACAAACTCTTCAATTAGAAAGCAACGGGAACAATCTATAGCTAGGCGTCAAATGATAATGTCCTGCTTCAGTAAAAAACAAACTAGAGTAGCTGAAGATATAAACAGAGAAACTAAACTAGGACTCCGTATAGCCAGCCAGATGCTAGACCTCATGTACCGGGACGGAGTGCTTACTAGAGAACGAGTGCAGGTAGGCACTAATAAAAAGAACAGTGTCTATCATTACAGCAGAAAGTAATCGTGCGGGTAACCGTGTAAATGTAAAGCATTAGAAAGGAAACAAAAATGCTTAAGTATCTAATCAAAAAAATATTCGGAGTCACTTTAGTGGTTAGTATGGGTAAGGTAGACGACCGAATGGAACACAACATTAGGCATCGAAAAAAAGTTGCAGACGCTATAAAGAAAAACAATAATTAAAAATTAATCGTGTGGGTGGCCGTTGATTTGAATGCTGGCACATTTGGTAGCAACGTCATCCTAGGCTAAACAACCACCGTCCCGCGGTAAGTCGATCTTACTTGTGATGATAGCCACCCACTCGAATCTTATACAACTAACTCAAAGTGAGGTCCATCAATAAATGGTCTTTGACCCTGCGATCTGCGCAAATCAATGTAACTATTCATTGCATCTTCCATGTTGCCCTCACTATACTGAGCAATGTTCGGTACAGTCCATGCTGCACCCCAACGAATTGGCACATCAACAGCGCGCGCGCCCTCTGCCATAGCGTCAGCAATCTCGTCATAGAGATTGAGCTCCCATCTGCCACCATCAACCCAAGCCATAAGATCAACAGCCAATCCATCAATATGCTTTGACTTCATTTTCTGACTTGCACCTTTAGCAACCAATACTCTCTGCTCTTCGATGGTGCGCAGCCCACAGATCACAGAAAAGTCCTGCTTAGTTACATTGATTGCATACTTAACAACAGCAACCATGCGCTCATCAACACCGATCAACCTATCAAGGCTGCGCTTACCTAATTTGTAACTCATTTCTTAAACCCTTTCATTGTACGAATACCAAAGCTGGCAGCAATTGAGCTAAAGCAAGCCCACTGAAACCACTCAGGTGCAGCTGAAATATTAGCGAAGCCCTCCTTCATATAGGGCTGAAGCGGAGGTACAAATGAACAAATGATTATGGCTATGAAAGCTACAGTCCAAGCCTCATCCTTCCAAGAGTTATCGCTTGCCTGTATCGCAGCCTGCTCCCAGCTAATCTCACCAGTAGCAATCTTCATTTTAGTTTCTGCTTCTGCCTTCTTAACGACAGCTTTGCTATCGAGGTAAGTAGATGCTAGTCCACCAAGAGATCCAATAATTTGAGCAATCATTTGTCTACCTCATACTCTACCTTAGACGATGAAGCTGTGTTTGTAACTGTAGTCTTGGACTCTTTGCCCATCCAGATACCAAAGCACCCCGTGAGAGCGCCCATACAGACGCTTACAAGCCCTGATTGAGCAACGCTGGGATCATCTAACCCCATGAACCAATGCACT